CTCTCTTCAGGAACTTCCTCGACTTCCTCCTCAAACGGCTCCTTTTCTATCTCTTCCATAACCCCGGAAAACTCATCAGGGAAAGGAACCAACTCAACCTCCTCATCTTCATCGTCACCATCCATCTCCAATTTCACTGGTCCGATCGAAGGCTCGTAAATCGTCCCGCTGTACGAAGTATCATCATCCTCAATAGGGCTCGTGACAAGGCCCATTCTGTCAAGCAAATTTGAACCCATGGATGTCTCTGTCACATATTCCATGGGCGGTGGGGATGGATTCAAATCACACACGCACGTCGCAGTAGGCCTTTCACACGCAGAACACCAGCCAAAATTGTCTTCGTTCTGTTGCTTATTAGCGACCTCAATCTCTCTTCTGCGATGAATAGCGGTGTCCTCGCGCATGAACGTTAGGAAAGTGTTCAAATCCACGCACTTGAGCGTCGCAGACACGGGCGTCAAATTCAAGTATGACGCATGGCGGGAAGCCGCACTATACGGCTGTGCATCTGAATACCCGAGCCCGAACATCCGATAAACATTGTCCATGGTCAAAGGGAAACCCATATAAACGGCAGTGTAGTAAGGAATCAAATCTCTCTCGAATTGTGACACTGCAGCGTACGTTAACGGGTACTTGCACTTTGTAATTGTCGCGGGGATGTAGTCAACGGTCTCGTAATTGGTCTGCGCATCTTGGCGCACTAACACACGGCGTGGAGTGAACCATTGGAAATTTTGCATCACTCCTTTATTCTGTCCGAGCAATCGCATGTGGGTCTCCTGCAAAGTTGGATCCATAATGACGCTTGTCCCAAAACACAAGTGGGGTCGTGGCTGCACATAAACTGTGACTGCCTGCCGCCTCAAAATGCTCGACTCGCAGTTGGCAACATCTGCAATGTCAAACATCTCCACGTTTGTTGTAATGAGCGTGAAGGCATGGTTAAAGAACACCTTACCTTTCTCGTCAACGTCTGCTTTAATCGCTGGATTTCTGGCCGTGTTGACCAACCTGATGATCATTTGAGCAGGTGACTGACCGTTCTTGAGCTTAAAATTGGCCAGATCGTCCAAGTAGTAACATAGCACGTTGGATTTTGCCAACGTGTCATAATTGTCGCTCTCTTGCAATTGCGCTATTCGATCTCGCGTATGTGGGAGTCCGTTGTATGACAAAAGGGACTGCATCAATGGATAAGCCAACACGGTTTTGCCGCACGCTGTGGGCCCGCACAAAGTGACCAAATAGTCTAGCGGTTTGATACCCTTGGCATTCATGTATAGCTCGTATTGGGACCGCACTTCCTGAAGGACCGTAACTTTTTTCATTATTAATTCTTTGACCATCCCATTGGTCTTCTTCTTGAGCATGCGGTCGCCCAACGCCTCTGTCTTCTTCAACATTTCTTCAAATTCATCCTCCGAGACATCGTGGATCATCTCCAGATTTCCTTGTTTAAGGGATTTTCCCAGATCCTGAATCGTCAAGAACGCCTTATCAAACTTCGGCACATCCAGATCGTCATAAGCCAAAGGCGTTAGGCTTTGTTCCGAAAAACACTGGATGATAACCTTGTGCGCCCGACG